TTATATAGCTTTTTTTAGTTGCTTCTTTTGCTGGCATTCTTCCTCCCACTTCATTACATCAGTAGCGAGGTATCTTTTCATTGTTCCGCCCTCAGAACTTAATGCCGGGGCTGGGAATGGAATCCCCCAAGGTGTGTTAATTTCCCACCGATTAAGTGTGCGTTTAGTAATATGAAACATCTCACACACATTGTTAGATGTCAGATATTTATCCACCTTACCCCTCCTTACTTTCCGCTTTAACTTCTTTCAGTGATTCAATTGACTTAATCCAACTTAAAATGTGTGGCTTAGTTATTTCATCCTGACCGTGAAACCAGTAGAACTTTTTTTCTTTTTCAAGAACGTAATAAGGTTCACCAGATCCATTAGGCACAAGAAAATAATGGGTAGCATCTTTTGGTGCTGATTCAAGTATTTCAAATTCACTCATCCCTCAGCTCCCGATTCAATATCCAACTTCATTGCACCTTCTTCTGGATATTCGGTCATCCAAAAGTAATAGCCTTTTCCACTGTGGCCATCTTCAAAGAATTTAATTGTTAGTTCATTATCAAGTTGATCTAAATCTTTCTCACCATCTGGATTTACAAATTCGAGAAGGCTTTTTAGTTGATGACCGCTAAGTGTTATGCTCATTGTTCAGCTCCCGATACTTTTGGCACACTATGAAAATGCATCCAATGTGAAGGTGGATCATTTTGATAGTTTGCCCATACGCTATTTAAATCCTCATCAATAGTCATATAGTCTTGTTCTGGGGTGACATCAGGAGCATCTGCCCAACAAATAAGTACCATTATGTCAGTAGTTGGCAATTCATCAGTCACGCTAATCCACGTTGGTACTTTGGATTTCATGAAATTTACGGCTTTCTTCCACATTGCCCAACCACTATTTACACGATGGTAAATATCAAAAAGGTCTTCTGCACTTAAATCGGTTTTGATACCGTCAACAATATCAAAACAACCGCCATTCATATCAAATTCGAGTACGTCTAAATGTCCAGGAATCCAATATTTTTCTTTAAAGAAAGGTAATTGTTCAGACCAAAAAGCTTGTTTTGTTTTTAAATCCATCATTTCCTACGCCCTCAAATATTCTTCTTTAGTCCACTCAACAAACTCTTTATAAAGTTGTTGTGCCGGTTTATTTAAACGGTTGTGATAGTCGATCGTTATGCGGCGCCAAGCGACTGGTACCGCATAATGCTTTGTTAGAAACATTGCTTGATCCATGCCTTGCCGGACTATTACGTAGCCCAGCAATTGCAAGTAGTACATAAAACCAAGCATGTGTTTTTGGCTCACTTTCTTGTACTGATCTTTCATATTAGAAACCGTCCACTAATAAATAATCAGGCTCAGCCTCTTGAAGTGGTGTAGATGTAGGATTCTCTAATTCAAAGCGGCGTTTCTTAACAAAATCCATGAGTCGTGATTGAATCTGTGGATCTCGTGCGGCCACATCTATTTCCAAAGCATTCAATGTTGTGATGTCTGGCGCGTTTTGGATCTGAACCATTAGTGATGTTGGTTCACTCTCTATAGGCTTTTCATCTGCAAGCTCAGTCAAACGCTTGTGAGTAGCTTTGAGTAAAGGATCCATTTGTTTATCTGACCATGTACGGGTATAGCGATAAACTGCATTCACTTCGTCAGGTGTTTTTGATTCCCTAACTCGTAGCAGAAGGGTATCAAGGTTTTTTTGATATTCAGGATCTAATGTCGGGTCAGTAGTTTCAGAAACTAATAGATCCTCAGAAACGGTGACATTAGTTTGTTCTGTTATAACAATCGTAGGCTTCTTTGTTTCAGCAATAACTTCAGCAGTCTTTTCTGAAACTACTGTTTGCTCAGCTTTAGCTTGTTTACCTTTTTGACCTCTTGGTTTGTCTTTAGTTGCGTCTATTACTTGTATATCAGTAATCATATTGCCAAAAGTTTTACCTATAGCTTGAAGTTGAAGCTTTGCATTTTCTTCATCAAGCTGTGCAAACCCATTACCAACACTTAGACAAGTTTCACCATTTTTAGAGTTATATGTGGTACGCAAGACATGGGAAGGCATAACAATATAGATAACTTGGCCATCTTCTAAATCATGCGGTTCAACTGGCTTGGTGAATGTAATTTCTGCTAAAACAGTCGTTTCAAGCTGAATGCAGAACTCGTAATGGGGTAGACCAAATACCGTTGCTGGCATTTGATCTAAGGTGCTGAATGACTTATCAGCTTTAAGTGTTCCATCACCAGCGTAACGGCAAAGAACAGTTTTACCTTTTTGAAGAGCTGCAAATGCTTCAGATGCTGTTAGTAAATTATTCATGCCGTAATCCCCGTTTTAGCCAATGTCTCAATGTCTTGTTTAACTGCCGTAAGTTTTGCTGCTTCAATTTGAGTAAGGGCATCAATGCCTAGATGCTCACAAACTGATTTCACGTCTAAACCGCACTCATCAATGAATGCCTGTAATTCATCACGCTGTTCATTTGAAATTCCTTTAAACTCAGGCGGGTTATTCCATTTCTTCTTCTCTTGATCGAAAGTGCAGTTCATTTCACGGGCACGTAACTGAATTGCATGCCACATAGGTAGGGCATATTTGTGTTCTCTATCGAGAGATTCAGTAAGCTGGTTTAGATCACCAGCGTGATTTGCCTCAGTACAAGATTGTTTAAAGTTACTCAAATCTGCCTGAGCTTTAATTTCAGCAGCTTGTACTGGTGTCAGAGTGTTAATGTGTTCTTTAGCTTGTTTAAGTAGATCAGCTAAGAAAGTAGGGGAGCTGCTTAACTCAGGTACGGGTACTTGACCAGTACAGATTTCGGCACCGCTTGATGTTGTCATTACCGTACCCAAGCGACCTGAGTTTTTAGCGTGGTGAGTTGGTGTAGGATTGAAAAGAATTGTACGAATAGTATCGCCGTTCTCATCAGTGGCCGAGTGGAGATAGCCCATTACGTCAGCCATGCGGTAAAGTAAATTACGGTTTTTACCGGCTAAATCTGGTCGATATACTTTTAGCTTTTCTTTACCCGCTTCCTCTTCAATGGCATGGGCAATAAACACCACATCTTTACCAAGGCTCTGCCATTTGCGAACCATAGTCATAAACTTGTTACCAGCTAATCCTTGCGCTTTAAGGGTTAGAGTTTGGTCACGTTGTCTATTATCAGGATTTTTTAATAATTGATCTTTGATAGCATCAAGCATAGCCCCAACAGTATCAGCCACAATTGTTTGATAGTTGTCGTAAAAACTGTCCTTTAAGTTCTCAAGATCTAACCATGTGTCAATGCGTACAATGGTGCCACGGCGGAGCTCAGGCGCTACACGATGCTGACCTTTGTCAAAGTCAAAAATTACAGGCTTGTTAGCTGTATGAGCGATGGAACTTTTACCAAGACCAGGGTCTGTATATAGGTAACAAATAACGCTTTGAACCAATAGCGTTTGTTCAGGTGTAAAAACTTCAATAGCCATAATATTTTTGCTCCTATCTACTACCAGTAAAACCGCGTTTTTGCTTATACGCTTTGCGTTCAATTGATGAGATATGTGAGTTACCCAAATCGATAGCTAATTTCTTTTTGCGTTGAAAGCTGATCTCTTGAGTTAATACTTCCCAAACTTTTGGATATTCAGTTTTGAACTTTTCAACATCTAAAGGCGTCTTAGTTTCGTCTTTAACTTTGTAAAGAACTGAGCCATTAGCATTAGATGCATACACTTGCCAGCCAATTCGAACAGAGTAGAGTCCTGTATTGTCGCGGCCTAAATAAGACTTGTACCCATCCGGGTGTTTTTTGAAATTAGACATATTCAGCCTCCTTACATTCGCATGTGCCAACAAATGCATAAGTAAGCGGGCTTGGCGCATCAGATGGTGAAACATCCTTAATATTTAAAGGAATAATTTCCTTTCGATATTTAACTAAAACAACATCACCTTCGCGGCACTCAACAATTCCTTCTCTAGAAGAAAAACGAGCAGAGTTGGAAGTTTGGGTTACTTTGCAAAATGAAACCTCATCACCAGCTTTGATTTCTGAGCGATCAACAGGGATAATTTTCTTGCAAGTAGGGCAGTTGTAATCTTTCATTAGGCTGCCTCCAACCATTTATTACGATCGATATAGCCAACCAATAAAATATTTATATTTTTATGGTCATCAAGATTAGTGAAGTCGTTCCAAGGTTTGCCGCTAAGGTCCGTTACTGACTCAATAGAAAGGTTGGTAATTTCAGCTGCTGTAAAGTCAGATCCTGCTATGCCGTAACTGTCTGCTACACCGTCAAAATCAAAGCTTACGTTTAATTTAAAGCCGTCAATGCGTATAACAGCTACACCAGTTTTTTCACCAGTTTGCTTAGCACCTAAAAGCTCATATTCAGAAGCAACCATTTGCTTGCTTTCGTATGAGTAATTAGAAGGGACGCTAGAATTAGCGGTACGGTATTCACAAGAACCAAGGGCTACAAGTACAGTAATTGCTGTAAGGCCTGCTACCTTATGCTTGTGTGGAATTGCTTTTGCATTCATAATTGATCTCGCAGTTTGCAAAGCACATCGGAAGGTAGAAGAGTCGATGTGCTTTTTTGTTGTTTGTGAGAAAAATATACCTGCAAGGTAAAATAAAGTAAATACCTGTGAGGTGAAATTAGATGATTATTTTTTTACTTCCTAGGTGTATTTAATGTAAAGGCCATAAAAAACCCACCAATTGGTGGGCTTAAATAAGAGTATATTAAAATAATTAATGAGCGTTAGGATGCTGTTGTCTGTGTTGGCTAGGAGGTACAATATCGGTAATAGCAGTAATGCTTTCGACTTCATCCATATCAAAAGTTAAGCGTTCGCCGCCGTTTACAGCTAAAAGATTTAAAACATTATTATGAATGCCAATAAATTCTTTGATTGTGCACCTACCATCTTTTAAACAAACTTGCACAAATTCAGTCGGCGTTAATTCTGCATCTGGGTCACAGACTACATACCAGCCATTACGGATAGCGGGGTACATTGAGTCACCAGTTCCTTTAATTGCATATGATCGATCACCAGCAGTGTGAGTCGGAATGTATCCATCACCAGCATTACCATCATACCCCATGTCTGTAAAATAACCATCCATGCCCATCTTGCTATACGCCTTTACTGGAACCCATCTTTTTGAAATAACTAGAGGTTTTTCTATAATATTAGTGAAAAGTACTGCATCTTCGCTATCAGGAATATTATATTTTTTCTTAAATGCCTCTATATCGAGTTGTTTAAAACTTGAAGCGCTATCTATTTGCTGTGAGTTTGTATTTTGACCTTCAGACTGATCTAAATATCCACGAGGCTTATTAAAAGCTTCTTCAATTTTTAATGCAGTTTCATCACCAATATTCTTTGTTGGATTTTTCCCAACATATTGGCTTAACAAACCATAAGACATGTCAATTTTTTCGGCAAATTCAGAACGAGTTAGTCCCGATTCCTTCATTAATTTCCTTGTATTACCAAGCCTAATTTCATGAATAGTCTTTAATTCATTCATTTTTCAATTCACCTCTAGCGCTGAACTCAAAAATACCTAATAGGTAGAAAAAATATATACCCTGATAGGTTGTATTTTATTTACCTTGTGGGTATATTTATTAAATAAAATTACCAGTGAGGTGTATTAATGCTTACTCTTCATAGCTATTGGCGCGGATTAAGTGAGAGTGACCGTCTCAAATTCTGCAAAGAAGCAGAAGTCTCATACGGATATATGGAAACTCATTTAATCCATGCTCGCAAAAGACCAAGAATGGAAACCATTCAAAAAATGGTTGATGCAAGCAATCAAAAATTAACTCACGAAAGCCTATTTGATTTCTTTTTAGGTACATCAAAAACAGCTTAGGAATAAACATGAGCAAATTATCAGTCGATCTATCTGCAAGTGCCAGAAATGACGTATCCCGAATTTTGCAGGCACTTGCAACAAATAAGAATGTCGAAATTGCAGAACATTTAAATGTAGATGCAAGCACCTTGTCGAGAATGAAAAATGACAAGAAAAATAATGGCTTAACTGAAATTGAAAGTTTTTGCGAACTCTTGAGTTGTTTAGGTTTGAAAGTAGTACCGAAAGATTATCAAAGCATTGATAAAGAGCGAGTCGCAGCACTTTTAGTCATGTCTAAAAGTTGGATGAACCGTATAGAAACAGTTGATGACTTATTTCATGACGAAATCAGTGGTCAAAAGGAAAAGCTTGGATATTAAAAAAGCCTGATCTCGGAAATCAGGCTTAGTTAATTCAATTACTGGCTAGAGGAATCGAATATGCAAACTAATCTATCAAATCAAGAGCAAATAATCCAGAGCTGGTTTGAACCGGCTCTCCACACACTTAAAGCATTAATCAAAAAGTGTGAAGAGAACCTTGAGCGAATCAAAGCTGATACTAAAAATGCAGCTGTAAAGCGAGATGACTTTAAAGAAACTTTAGTCCGTCAACACCGTATTACGTATAACCATGCTGAGGAAATTATTAGAAGCCTTAGCCGTGCTGATCGTATTCGCTTCTTGGGTAGCACATACATTCAGATTAAAGAAGGCGGTGAAGCATGAATGCATTTGTTGATGCTGCTCGTTCATTTAGAACTCAATTCGACTTAAATTTTTCTGAAAAAATCATTGTAGATTTCTTTGCTGGCGGTGGTGGTGCAAGTACTGGTTTAGAGATGGGGTTAAACAGGCCTGTTTATGTTGCTGTAAACCATAATCCAAAAGCAATTTCTATGCATGAGGCTAATCATCCTCATGCAAAGCATTATGTTCAGGATGTATTTGCAGTAGATCCGATTAAAATTTGTGATGGACATCAAGTCGGTTGGTTTCATGCAAGCCCCGACTGTACACATCATTCGCAAGCTGCTGGTGGTCAACCACGTAAAAAAGAGATACGTGACCTTTCTTGGGTTGTTCTTAAGTTTGCAGGCAAAGTTAAACCTGATGTGATCAGCTTAGAGAATGTTAAGCAGATCTTAGGATGGGGACCTTTAATTGCAAAACGAGACAAAGTAACAGGCAGAGTCATTACACTCGATAAAATTGATGTTAATGGCAAAAAGGTAAATCGAATTGCAGAGCCTGGTGAGCGAGTTCCTCGTCACAATCAATTCTTAGTACCGAACCCAAAGAAGAAAGGTAAAACTTGGAAACACTTTGTCCGTAGTCTTGAACAACTTGGTTATGAAGTTGAGTGGCAAAAAAATATTATTGCTGCTGATTTTGGGGCGCCAACAAAACGTGAGCGGTTATTTCTCATTGCACGCTGTGATGGGCAACCAATAGTATGGCCAGAAAAATACTTCTCAAAGAAACCTAAGGGCAATTTAAAAAAATGGCGTCCCACTGCCGAATGTATTGATTTTTCGGATTTAGGCAACTCAATATTTGATAGGCCTCAAGGTCCTTTAGCTGATGCAACCTTAAAACGAATTGCGAAGGGCATTCAAAAATTTGTTATTGAAACCAAAGAGCCATTTTTTGTTAATTCTGCCACTCCTTTTATTGGTCGTGATTTCAGAACTAGTTTCGGCCATGACATACGCGAACCACTGGCAACGACAACAGCAGGGTATGGCGGCCATAGTTCTTTAATAAGTCCAATTCTTGTTCCGTTTATTACTGAGTTTGCTAACGCATCTCAACAGCGGAACTGGTCAATTGATGAGCCTCTTTCAACCATTTGTGCTCAAGTGAAAGGTGGGCATCATGGTTTAGTTACAGCCAAGTTGAGTAAAGATAACTATAAGGGTGCCCTTCGTGTAGCTGCATTTTTAATTAATTACTACGGCAATGGCGATGCAAGAAGTATCACTGAGCCAATGGACACAATCACCACCAAAGATCGTTTAGCCCTCGTTACTGTCTGGATCAAGGGGGAACCTTGGGCAATTGTTGACATATGCATTCGCATGTTAAAGCCGCGTGAACTTTATAGAGCGCAAGGCTTTCCTGATTCTTACATTATTGAATATGGAAGTGATGGTAAGCCTTTATCCAAAAAAGATCAGGTTTTTATGGTTGGGAATTCTGTATCGCCATATCCAATGGCAGCAATTGCGAGAGCAAATAATCCTTTTGAAACTCATCAATCAAAATTGAAGGGGGCAGCATGAACTATTACCAACACCATATTGGTGACTTTAACAATGCGACTCGCCACCTCAGTTTAATTGAGCGGGCGATTTACCGCGACTTATTAGATATGTATTACGACACAGAAAAGGCGATTGATGCATCAAGCATTGATCGTCTAGCACGCCGTTTGCAATGTACTACCGAAGAGCAAAAAGAAGCTCTCAAATATGTACTTGATGAGTTTTTCATTCTTGAAGATGGTGTTTATCGCAATAATCGTTGTGAACGAGAAATTGCTGAATATCACGGGAAAAAGAAACAAGCGAGTGAGGCTGGTAAAGCGTCTGCTGCAAAACGTGCAGCGAAAAAGAAAGGCTCGTCCAACAGCAGTTCATCAAAAGATGATCATTCGTCTAACGAAAATTCAACGGTCGTTGAAAATCCGTTAAACGAAGAACAAACGGGCGTGCAACCAACCAATAACCATAAACCATTAACCAAGAACCAAGAACCAATTATTGATAGTAGTGGTAATACGCGTGGAGAAAATTCGCAATTAACTCCAATTCAATTTGCTCAGTATCAGATCGATGACCACAAGCGTTACTCAATGCGTGAATTCATTTCTGAATACAGCGAGTTTCAATACGATTTCATTTCACTTGTTCAACAAAGATATGTTTCGGTACCTGAAGTCGACTTGAGAACCATGATTCAAAACTTCGGTGACTGGTACTTTGCAAACGAATCAAGCTCGTTGAATACACCAAGCATCTGGTTGGTTAAGTGGTTCTCCTGGGTTCAAAACAACGAGAAACAAGTTGCTGCTAACCGCAAGAAGCAAGAGCAAATCACTTCAGCTGGGCAAAAAACACAAGAGCCGGGTTACTTCGCAAATCTTTTTGAAGAACAAAACCAGTCTCAAATCGTGGATGTAACCCCTTCAAAAAAGTATCTAGTGAGTGAGGAGGTAGGTCATGCATGAGATTACCTTGAACGAAGTGCGTCAATTAATCGCTTCTCTTCGCACTGTTTACGCTGCTCAGTTCAATAAGCAATTTCCAGCAACAGGCGAAAGTGCAATTCCTCTGTCAGTGGTTGAGCAAATCGCACTTAAAACACTGGTTGGCGTTCAACAAAACCAATTTAACAACGCACTTGCTCGTTTACTTACAGCAGGTGGACGCTTTATGCCGTCATTTGCCGAGTTTCGCACCTGGTGTATTGGTGAAAGTTGGATGTCTCCCGAAGAAGCTTGGTCACGTGCATGTAAGTTTACGACTGACCGAACAGTGGTTATTACCCAAATTACAAAATATGCATTAGACGAAGTGATGTACTTGATCGAAGCCGGCCAAATGCGAGCGGCTCAAGATAATTTCTTCGGGACCTACAACGTGATGGTGGCTAAAGCTCAGTTAATAGGTCGTCAGCAAGAGTTTTACACTCCACCGCTACAACTAGAGCACAAAGAACCTAAACACGTTCCTGTGAGCAATGACGAAGCGCAAAAGCATCTCAAATCATTGATGGAACGTTTAAAAATCAATGGCCGTAAGCCTGCACCAGTTCAAAAACTTGAGGTCAAGGAAAAAGAGCCTGAGATCAAACAAGAGTGGGGTCCAGATCCTTTCGATAATCCGCACGAATACGCAGAGATGTGCCGTCGGGAAGGAATGCCAATTCCTAGAAATATTCTTAAGTTAATTGATGGGGCAAATGTATGAAAGCATCTAAGTTAATTAGAGATAAAGGGCTGAAATACGCGAAAGAAATCGTAGATTCAGCTCCTTCTAACGCAACCGAATGGAATGAGGGTTACGAATTCCAATGTGGTCATAGTGTAGAAATTAGTAAGGCTGACCGAGAAAAATATTTTGTAGACCTTTCTGACCTCAAGCGTCTGGTGGAGTCGGTTGATCAGATCAATGCGTTTGATGGTGGGATTAAAGAAGCTAAAGAAATTCTAAGCCGTATTAACGAACATGGCAGTAAGTACGCAACATTGTTTGAAAGACCTGCATTAGAACGCGCAATCAAAGACCACGAATCAATATACGGAGGCGGGGAATGAATCTAGTTATCGGCAAACAATACAAGTGGATTCATGAGCCACAAATCTTGACGTATATCGGCGAGAAGAATGGTTGGCACATTTTTACTTTTAAAGATAGACCTTGGTGCGAGTGCTTAGATGCTGATTTGCCATACATGGAAGAAGTAAAAGGAACCAGCCATGAGTGAGTTTGAGTGTAAATCTGGAAAGTGGGCTTGGGAGATTCAAAAAGAACAACAAGCGAATGTGGATGAGCTAAGAAGTTCAATTGAAAACCTAGTTCAAAAGTATAAACACGATGCCCATGCTTCAAGCCTTTTTGGTGATCAAGATAAAGCACGAGTTTATAACTGCTTTGCTAATCAGTTGGAAAATTTACTGAAAGGTGGTGCTTGATGTCATCAATGAGCCTTGCTGATTACCGCCTTACATGCCCGAAAGTTCAAAAGAAAAAGGGTCGAAACAAGTTTAATGCTTCGAAAATTAAATTGGATGGAATGACTTTTGACAGTACTAAAGAATACAAACGGTATATCGAGCTAAAGGCTCTACAACAACGAGGTGAAATTAAAGAATTGCAGCATCACACAAAATTTGAATTGGCACCTAAGACAAAATTAGAAGGGGAGAAACGAGCTAAACCAGCACTTAGATATTTTGCCGATTTCACTTATTTCACGACATCAGGTGAATACGTTGTTGAAGATGTGAAGTCTATAGCTACACGCAAGCTACCGAGTTACCGAAATAAAAAACACCTGATGAAAACAGTTCACAATATTGATGTGAGGGAAGTTTAAACATGAATGCAAAAGTTAATAACAAGACAATGGACTGGTCTAAACGTTCTGCTCATCAATGGTTGGAACAATATGGTCTATGGGTAAGATCAACAAAATCTAAAGTTTCTGCTAATCCTTTAGCATGTTTAATTGACCAAAATGACACAACTAGAATTAGATCAAGTAAGGTCTCTATGCCATGCGAAATTGAAGATTATGAGGCAGTTGAAGTAAGTAAGCTCTTGGCTAAAATGCATAACGATAATAGAGAATTTCTACAAGAAAGAGCTTGGTTTTTAATACTTTATTATGAAAATAATTGGTCGTATTTAACAATTGCCAATGTACATAGATGTAGTAAAGCAAAAGTACGTGCTGAGATTGATAAAGGTTTGGCTTATTTGGATGGTAAAATAGAGGTAATGCAATCTTGACAGTGCAGCACACTTGGTTTAGATTTGTGATATGGTGGGACAAAGTTATAAGCGTTGCACCAAATTGTTTTAAAAGCTCGCCAAATGGTGGGCTTTTAATTAGGATTTGAGAAAACATGAAATTTATCGTATATTAAACTTACTATAAGGTGTTTATTTCCATTATAGTGTTTTTCAGTTGAAAAGCTTAGTCCGTACTTTCCCCAAGGTACGGATTTTTTTTATTTTTTGCTATATAGTCCAGGCTGGTAAAAATGAATATCTGTGTTGGTGGTGAATTAGATGGGCAAGTGATCGAAAAAGAAGGCAGATTACTTAAGGCTTCTGACATTGATCCATCATTCAAAACTGAGTACTACAAGCAAGTTTTTAACCGTGACAACATTAATTATCATTTTTGGCTACCAATAGGGTCCAACTTGCATGAAATGTCAAAGCGAGTTTTGGATATTTTGAGAGCATCAAAAAATTAA